CGATTAAAACTTTAGTTTTTAGCTTGCCCCCAACGTCGCAAAGGCCCTCGGTTACAAATGAAGCGGAGGTCTGCCAAAGTTCCCGCGCAATCGCGCTCCTCTGCTAGGACCAAACCGACACCCCCCCCCTCTCCGGAGCTGCACCGTCAATCAACCTCCGGTGTCAGCCACCTTGCCCTCTCCGTCCGCTCAAAAACTACGGTGGGTAAGGAGTTCCGTACAACCCAGGGTGACCGTGTGCGTCTCCCGTTCAACATCTTCGAGTTCGGCTTTCCCCGAAAGCCTCATGGCAACCAACTCCCGGTGCGACGTCAGTTTCATGACGCCGCGGGTGAGGAGTTCATGTCCTCGGAGGCCGGCGCCCAACTACGAGCGGTCGAGCGTAAATACGCTGCCGTCATGCGCACCTACATCAACCGCACTATGCGGGTGACCGGGTCGCGCATACTCGTTCTTGGGTCTGGCTCCTCCAGGGGCATGATACCCATACTCAGAAGACTCCCAGCGTCCGCTGTGTTTGTCGATACGAACCAGGACGCCCTCGACACCCTCGAGGACAACCTGGCGTCGGTTGGGCTTCTCGCCCCCATCGACGCCACGTTCGTCAACCAGGACGCGTGGGAGTATTTGGAGAACGCGGAGGTCGCATCCTACGATCTCATCCTGGCGACGAAGTGCATGGGGCTCGTCTATGCCGTGGACCCCGTCCAACGGCATCCTGACGCGTTCTTCGCCATGGCGTCTCGCGCCCTCGCTGAAGACGGGTCAGTCGTTACTGACGAGCATGTCGCTTACGCTGGTGAGCGCCACGGTACGCCTATCCCTGACGTTACGGCGCCAGAGGATTTTGCCCTCGCAACCATCGCGGGGCGCTACGCAGGCGACGTGTGTTACACTGCGCAAACGACTTGCACCGCCCTGGATCTGGTGGCCAAGCTCACCTTTGACTCCGTTGGCCACGGAGTCCAAGAGTGGGCTGCCTACCACTACCGGGCGCGACGCACCCCTACACCGTCGCAGGCAGTCGTACGAACAGGCTTGCCCACTCCACCCAAGGCGTTCCGCCGCCCTGCCCTCCTCGAGTTCGACGAGGCGGCAGACGCGCGCATCCCCGTTAACGCCAAGGGTGTCAAGCGGGCACCGATGCCCAGCGACCTGTGCGCGCATGACTTGTCACGCGCACTCCCTAAGTTTGACGGACACCCAGGCGTCGTGATTATCAAACGCGGCACCGCGGTCTTCCTCGGGTCCAGGTACCGCTTCGTTCGTGAGCTCCCCATCGACGTGGCGATGGGCGTTGAGCTCATGGGTGAAGTGGTGCATGTCGGGCCTGAGAAGTCCATCGTCGTCATCACAGGGTTGCTGGCCGTCGGTGATGCCAGGGCTGACCCGCTCTCCCTCGATGCGCTCAACCAGGTGCGCCCTCTCGTGGCTGCCATGGGCCCTGCCGGGTTCATGATCAATTCCCCCGATCTCCTTCGGGCGCTGCAGCACGACCGGGTGTACCTGTCCGCATCTTGGGAGAACGGGTCTGGCCTCCCAGTGGACGGAGTGCATGTCGAGCTTGCTGGTAGGAACGGCGTGTTCTTCAAGAACGCCGCCGAGAACACCATCGACGCGACGGCCGATGACGTGGAAGGCCTTTTGGCCGAGTCCTACTCGATCCTAAGGCTTCCCGCGCCCTCGCTCGCGTTGCTTGAGCGTGCCAAGGTCTGGAGGGGTGTGGGAGTTCTCTCGCGATACGCGGTCACACGCCTGGGTCCCCGTGAGACCTAGGCCTGACAAGCGTAACTCGGACAAGATCGGCGCCGTCGTGGCCACTGTTAACGCCAGCGTTAAGGCCCAACAGCTCGATCTCCTGCACACCGCTGCGTCAATTGTCAAGAGGGTACTACGATAGTTGTGGTCAAGTCCTCCGCCGGGAGTAACAAAGGGGTACCACGAATCCCCCCGGCGGCGGGTGGGGT